AGCCTCTAGCCTCCGTACAAGGAACTATGTGATAGATCAGCTTTATAAAGAGAGCCAAGACAGCGAATCAGATGCTAGTAGAGTTAGAGCATTGGAATTACTGGGTAAATCTGTCTCCCTGTTTACAGACGTTGTAGAGAGCAAGGAGTCGCGCCCTGTTGATGAGATAGAGAGTGAGATAGAAGACAGACTATCTGAGTTATTAGAGGCTTCTAATAGCGAATAATTAGGCTTTATTTTTTGCTGACCTGATACTCAGCCACGATCTCGTTAAGGTTTGCATATTGCAAAACTGACCCCCTATAAATAAAGGGCTTCAGAGGTGCAGATGTTAAACGTTTTATATTTAGACCCTTTTACCACCCTATTTTTACGTCCCATTTTCTTATCCCCCACCCCCCCCTACACGCGATTACCTCCTGCATGACATACATACATAGTGATTTACACATTCATATACCTGTTTTCATAAAGTAGTTGCTTTTTGCTATCACTTTTATATAGACCCCCTACCCCCTTTTTTCAGAATTATGGTTTGGGTCCCATACACCCCCTTATTTTTTTGTTGCATTTTTTTGTGAAGGGGTGCATTATTGTAAAATCTGAAGTTTACTGTATCTATTACTACATAGCTATATAGTTACTATGATTATATATTTACTGTACTGGTTAGTTACTATATGGGTTTTATTTTTTTAGTTTCTATATAGGGTTTATTTACTAGATACTATATAGTTCTATGGAGAATTAGATGAATCCTCAAGTAATGTCCAAGATTCAAAGTTTATCCCTTGATGATAAAAGGGAGTTGTTAGGGCTTTTGGAGGAATTGGATGCAGCGAAAAAAAGGGAAGCCTGTAAAGACGATTACTTAACCTTTGTAAGAGAGATGTGGGCTGCTTTTATTCATGGTAAACATCACGAGATTATGGCGGATGCCTTTGAAAGAGTAGCGAGAGGTGAGTTAAAGCGTTTAATTATTAATATGCCCCCTCGACATACGAAGTCCGAGTTTGCTTCGTACTTATTACCTGCATGGTTCTTAGGACAATACCCCGATAAAAAGATTATTCAAACTGCACACACTGCCGAACTCGCTGTAGGGTTTGGTCGTAAAGTAAGAAACTTAGTAAACAGCAAGGATTACAAGCGTATCTTTCCAGATGTTAGTTTGCAATCCGATAGCAAAGCAGCAGGTCGCTGGAATACCAACAAAGGTGGAGAGTATTTTGCGATTGGTGTTGGCGGTGCTGTTACTGGTAAAGGTGCAGACCTATTAATTATTGATGATCCCCATTCTGAACAAGAGGGAGCGAGTGCGGATGTCAATGTATTTAATCGTACTTATGAGTGGTACACTTCTGGTCCACGTCAACGTTTACAACCCAACGGGTCAATCGTGGTCGTTATGACTCGTTGGCATCAAAAAGACTTAACAGGGAAAGTCGTTGATGCGAGTATTAAAAGAGGCGGTGCAGATCAATGGGAAGTTATAGAACTTCCAGCAATCCTACCTTCTGGAAAACCTTTGTGGTCACAGTTCTGGAATTTAAAGGAATTGGAATCATTGAAAGCAGAACTGCCTTCATCTAAATGGATGGCTCAATATCAACAAGACCCAACTGCTGAAGAGGGTGCGCTTGTTAAACGGGAATGGTGGAAAGAATGGGAATACCAAGAACCTCCTCACTGTGAATTTATAATTCAATCTTGGGATACCGCATTTTTAAAATCAGAAAGAGCAGACTATTCTGCTTGTACCACTTGGGGAGTGTTCTATCGAGAGAGCGAAGAAGATGGTAAATACGCTCCCCAAATTATTTTATTAGATGCTCACAAAGAGCGTTTAGAGTTTCCAGAGCTAAAGAAAGTAGCTATGGAGAAGTATTCATTTTATAAACCTGATGCATTTATTGTAGAAGCAAAAGCTGCTGGTATGCCATTGATCTTTGAATTAAGACAAATGGGAATACCTGTGCAAGAATATACACCGAGTCGTGGTAACGATAAGATATCAAGAGTTAATGCGGTGTCTGATTTATTTGCATCTGGCGTAGTATGGCATCCTCAAACCCGATGGGCTGAGGAAGTGATAGAAGAATTTGCTGCTTTTCCTAATGCGGAACATGACGATTTAGTTGATAGCAGTACACAAGCACTGTTAAGATTCAGACAGGGCGGTTTTGTTCCTTTGCTTTCAGATGAAGATGAAGAAGAATTAGAACCCAATCGTGTTGCAGATTATTACTAGGAGTTTATATTGGCAATAGAAAGACAACCAGCTACACCTATTGAAGGGCTGATCGAACAAGAGCCAGAAGAAATTAATATCGCTATAGAGAATCCTGATGCAGTTTCTATTGAAACTGAAGATGGTGGAATGATAATTGATTTTGATCCACAAGAAGAAAACCTTTCTTCTGAGTTTGGAGACAATCTTGTTGATCTAATGGATGAAAGAGATTTGGAGCGAATAGGCTTAGAATTGGTTTCAGCTTTCAATATGGATAAAGATTCTCGTAAAGATTGGGAAGATACCTATACCAAAGGTTTAGATCAGTTGGGTTTAAAGATAGAAGAACGTACTCAGCCGTGGTCAGGGGCTTGTGGTGTATTTCACCCAATGCTTAGTGAAGCTGTTATACGTTTTCAATCTCAAGCGATATCCGAAATATTTCCTGCAGCTGGTCCAGTCAAAACAAAAATTATTGGAAAGATAACAGAAGATAAAACAAAACAAGCCCAACGAGTACAGGACTATATGAATTACTTACTGACATATGAGATGTCAGAGTATCGAACTGAAACAGAAAAGCTATTGTTTTCTTTACCATTGGCAGGTTCAGCATTTAGAAAGGTTTATTATGATCCAAACTTGGGAAGACCGAGTGGGATATTTGTTCCATCAGAAGATGTGGTTGTTAATTATGGTGCAAGTGATTTAGATACTTGTGAAAGAGCAACCCATGTAATGAAGAAATCTTTCAATGATATTAGAAAGATGCAGGTTAATGGTTTCTATAGAGATATTGAAATACCTGATGCAACAGGTAATTACAGCGATATCATGCAAAAATACAATGAGTTGACTGGTGAGAACCAAGAAGACTCTTACGATCAAAGGCATACTCTTTTAGAAATGCAAGTAAACTTAGACCTTCCGGGATTTGAAGATACTTATGAAGGAGAGAATACTGGAATACGATTGCCATATGTAGTAACACTTGATTATGGTAGTTCAACTATTCTAAGTGTTCGTAGAAATTATTATGAAGATGATCCGCAAAAACAAAGAAGAAGCCACTTTGTTCATTATCAATATCTTCCGGGAATTGGATTCTATGGCTTTGGATTAATTCATATGATTGGTGGTCTTGCTAAATCAGCTACCAGTTTACTAAGACAATTGGTTGATGCAGGTACTCTATCTAATCTTCCGGGTGGTTTGAAAGCCAGAGGGCTAAGAATTAAAGGGGATGATACTCCTATTATGCCGGGTGAGTTTAGAGATGTAGATATTCCGGGTGGTGCGATTAGAGACAATATAACATTCCTTCCGTATAAAGAACCATCACCAACACTATATCAATTGTTGCAAAACATTGTTGAAGAGGGAAGAAGGTTTGCAAGTATATCAGATATAAAAGTATCGGATATGAACTCACAAGCCCCTGTGGGTACTACTCTTGCATTGCTTGAAAGGAATATGAAAGTAATGAGTGCAGTACAGTCTAGGCTTCATGCAGCAATGAAAAAAGAATTTGATATTCTTGTTGGTGTTATAAAAGATTTTGGAGAGCCTTCCTATCCATATGAAACAGAAGAAGGCGAAGATATAAAAGCATCAGACTTTGATAAGAGGGTTGATGTGATTCCAGTATCCGATCCAAATGCTGCAACAATGGCTCAAAGAATTATGCAATACCAAGCTGCATTTCAATTGGCAACAACTGCCCCTGAGATGTATGATCTAAAAGAACTTCATAGACAGATGCTAGAAGTTCTAGGTATTTCTGATGTTGATGAAATTGTTCCAGACGAAGATGATATTAAACCTGTTGATCCGGTATCAGCAGTTCAGAATTTAATTAATAATGTTCCTGTCAAAGCATTTGAGTTTCAAGATCACGATGCGCACATTCAAACTGTTGCTGCTGCACAAGATAATCCAGAAGTTCAAATGTTGCTTGAGAAGTCTCCAAATGCACCAGCTATAGTAGCTTCTGCCTCTTCATACATTAACGATCATTTGACTATGAAATTTAGAGAGCAAGTTTCTCAGGAAATGGGAATTGAGTTACCACCAATCGGTGAGCCATTGCCATCTGATGTAGAGAAAAGAATTTCTGAATTGGTTGCTGAAGCTGCTTCTAGGGTTACGCAGAAAGCAATACAAGAACAGCAACAACAACAAATTATGGAGCAACAGCAAGACCCAATTATACAAGCTAGGTTACAAGAACTTGCAATTAAACAAGCTGAAGTTCAAAGAAAAGCGATTGGCGATCAAGCTCGATTACAACTTGCTGCACAAAAACAAATATCACAACAACAACTTGAAAAAGAAAAACTTTCTACTGAAAGAGAGATTGCAGGAATACAGGTTGGACAAAAAATTGCTAGTGATTTGCTAGAACAAGAAAAAGCCAGTAATAAACAAGCTAGAGAAGATTATCAAAAAGGTCTTGACATTGGTTTAGAAATAGCAAAAGATAGCACTAAGAATGATTAATGATGTCAAAGAGCTATCTCTTTCTGAATTTTTACAAAAAAGAATAAGAGAAAATATGCATGAACACGCAGATTTTATTTCAACAGGTTCTTGTAAAGATTTTGAAGAGTATAAAAAGATAACAGGAATCATCGAGGGATTAGCCCTCGCAGAACGTGAACTTCTTGATTGGATAGAAAGGCACATTAAAGAAGAATAGGAAACTCGACTCCTAAAGTCGTGCAAATTATGACAGAAGAAAAATCTGAAAATAAACAACCAAAAGAGGTCAAAGACCCAAAGGTTAGCGAAGAAACTAAAAGTCAACTTCCTGATCCTGCCGGATGGAAAATTTTAGTTGCAATGCCACAAGCTGAAGAAAAAACAGAAGGTGGTATTCTTAAAGCTAAACAAACAATCAAAGACGAAGAAGTTACAAACATATGTGGATATGTCTTAAAGATGGGTCCAGATTGTTATGCTGACTTAAATCGTTTTCCTACAGGCGCATGGTGCGATATAGGTGATTGGGTTGTATTTAGAGCTTATTCTGGCACTCGTATGAAAATGTATGGACAAGAGTTTCGTTTAATCAACGATGATACTGTTGAAGCAGTAGTCGAAGACCCAACTGGAGTAGTAAGAGCATGAATGAGCAGACTGTAGAAACATCTATTGAAACAGAGTTTCAGCCCAATGAAGATGGTGAGTTAAAACCACAAACAATGGAAGATAAGTTTTTTGGTGTTAAGACTGAAATAAAAAAAGAAAAACAAGAAGAAGATATTTCCGTTGAGGTTGTAGATGATACGCCACAAGAAGATCGCAGACCTCCAAAAGCAGAGACTAAAGAAGAACCTGTAGAAGATGAAATAATAGATAAAGAAATTACAGATTACAGTAAACGGGCTGGTGATCGTATTAATAAAATAAAATACGAATATCACGAAGAAAGAAGGGCTAAAGAGTCAGCAGAAAGACAAACAGAAGAAGCCGTTAATGCATTACAAACATTAAGGGCAGAGAACCAAAGGCTAATGCAAATGGTTCAAGAAGGTTCTAAGACTCTTACAGAAAGTCAAAAAAATAATGTTGAATGGGCAAAACGTGATGCACAAGCAAGATTAAAACAAGCCTATGAAAATGATGATGCAGAAGCAATGGCTAAGGCACAAGAACAATTATCACAAGCTACTGTGGCTGAAAGAGATGCAACTCAATATGAGGCTCATTTAAATCAACAAATTCAAGAACTTTCAGCACAATCACAAAACCAAGTTCAACAACCAGAAATCCAAATTGATAAGGATATGCAAGAGTGGAGTAACAAAAATACTTGGTTTATGAATAACGCAAATCCACAGCATCAGAGAATGACATCATTCGCTATGTATTTGGATCAAGAGATTAGAGATGAAGGGATAGACCCTGCTGGGAATCCTACCCTTTATTATGATGAAGTTGATAAACGAATGAAAAATCAATTTCCAAGTTTCTTTGGTGTTGAAGTAGAGCAATCTATTTCAGAACCAGTACAAGAAAAAAAACAACCATCTAATGTGGTTGCACCTGCAACGAGGAATAGTGGGTCAAACAAAAATCCTCGCAATATACGATTGACTCAAAGCCAAGTAAATCTAGCACGAAAACTTGGAGTAACACCTGAGCAATACGCAAAAGAACTGTTAAAGGAGTAGTAAGTGGAAAATATTAAAGACACTGAAAAATCCATCGAGCAAAATAACGAAGAACAACCTTCGCAACAAGTGCGTACTCCCAGAGGGAGCGATGACCGAGAGGTTACCCAACATACAGAGAGTTGGGATAATCCATCAAATTTACCTAGCCCAAATCCACATCCAGATTGGGTTTATCGGTATATCCGAACAAGTTTGTTAGGAAATGCTGATAACCCTAATGTCTCTAAAAAATTTAGAGAAGGTTGGATACCATGCAAGTCTGAAGATCATCCTGAGTTACATATACACATGATGGACTACAAATCTGAATGGGCGGATAAAGGCAACATTGAAATTGGTGGGCAATTATTATGCAAGATGCCTAGAGAAAAAGCGGAAGCTAGAGATGAACATTTTAGAAAAATGGCTCAAACTCAAATGGAATCTGTTGATAATGTTTATTTTAAAGACCAAGATTCTAGGATGGCTACCAAACAAGTTTTTGAAAGAAAATCTAAAACAACATTTGGCAGAGAGTCCTAGTTCTTAATTAAATTAAATTTTAACTAGGAGATAACTATGGCTAGTTCAGCGACACCTCATGGTGCCAGACCTGTTGGCTCGTTAGTATCTTGTGCATACAATGCAAAAATCACACATTACAAAATCAAAAATGCGTATGGTACATCCATATTCTATGGCGATATTGTAAAATGGGCAGACGATAACCCGAATACTACTATCCAAAAAGATACTGGTACTACGGCTTGTACGCCTATTGGGATTTTTCTTGGCTGTGCTTATACTGATCCAACCACAGGTCAATTTACCCCAAATCAATATTTCCCAGCATCAATTGCTGCGGATGATATTGTTGCATATGTTGCATCTGACCCATTTTTGGTCATGCAAATGCAATCTGATGAATCTCTTAACCAAGATGACTTGGGTAAGAATGTTGCAGTTGTGCAAACTGCTGGTTCTACTTCCATTGGAACAAGTAAGAACGCAGTAGATGGTAGTACAGCAGCAACAACTAATACACTTCCTTTGAAGATTATCGACTTTGTTGATGGTCCAGATAGTGCTATTGGTGATTCTTATACAGATGTACTAGTGATGTTCAATGTAGGACATCAATTACTTAACACAACAGGCATAGGCTAGGAGGAAATCATGGCAGCTATATCAAGAGCTAATGAGCTAAAACAACTCCTTCCGGGCTTAAACGCTTTGTTTGGGGAAGAGTACAACAATTACGAGAACGAGCATGAACAAATTTATGCAACTGAGAACTCTGATCGATCTTTCGAAGAAGAACTCAAGTTGTCTGGATTTGCTGCTGCTCCAGTGAAAGATGAAGGCGCATCAATATCTTACGATACAGCGCAAGAATCTTTTGTGGCTCGTTATACACACGAAACTATTGCTTTAGGATTCAGTGTTACTGAAGAAGCGATGGAGGACAATCTTTATGTTTCTCTGTCAGCTAGATACACTAAAGCTCTAGCGAGGGCAATGGCTTACACTAAACAAGTGAAAGCAGCTTACCCACTGAATAACGGGTTCACAAACAGTTTTCAATCCGGTGATGGGGTAAACCTATTCACTGCGAGTGGAGATGGAGTAACAGGCGGTGATGGACACCCTCTTGTTTCTGGTGGCAAAAACTCTAACAGACCATCCACAGGTGCTGACTTGAATGAAACATCTCTTGAAGATGCAGTAATTCAAATTAGTAAGTGGACTGATGAAAGAGGACTTAAAATTGCAGCTAGACCAAGAAAGCTGATCGTTCCGACTGATCTTCAGTTTGTTGCTACAAGACTCCTTGAAAGCGAGTACAGAGTAGGAACTGCTGACAATGACATTAATGCTGTTAGGAGCAATGGTGTGATTCCAGAAGGTTATGCAGTCAATCATTATTTGACTGACACAAATGCTTTCTTTATCACAACTGATGTACCTGATGGTATGAAGCAATTTGTCAGAAGTCCTATGACTACTAGCATGGATGGAGACTTTGATACTGGTAATGTAAGGTATAAAGCAAGAGAAAGATATTCCTTTGGAGTATCTGATCCGCTTGGTATCTTTGGTTCACCGGGATCAAGCTAAGATATTTAGGGGAGGCTTCGGCTTCCCCTATTTTTCGTTTCTAGGATAATTTTATTATCTATCAACTGACCTAGCAGACTTTGCCAAGATGATAGATTATTTCTTTTAGGAGAAAAAAATGGCTAACACAACTTTTAATGGACCAGTAAGGTCTGAAAATGGCTTTACAGTCATTTCAAAAAATTCAACAACAGGTGCTATTACTACTGAATTTACTTTAGATGGTGATGGCATGAAAGTTGCACCTGTAGCTTTAACTGATGCAGATACAACGCTAACAGCAACAGCTAATGGTGGTCGTACAAATGTAGTTCCAGCTATTACAGGTAATAGAACTTTAACATTGCCAAGTCCTGCTGCTGGTGTTTACTTTAAATTTATTTATGGTGGTGCAGCAGAAGAGACAGAAAACCTTATTATTGATACAGGTTCAGATACTAATTTCTTTTTAGGTGGAATCATACATTTAGATTCTAATGCAGATAATGTTTCTGTTTATGCTGATGGTAACTCTAACTCTATATTAACTCTTACAGATTTTGGTTTGTTTGAAATTAATGTATTAGCTAAAGATGGAACTAATTGGTATATCTGGGGTAATCAAGAAGGCGCAGATGCTCCAGCATTTACTGACCAATCTTAATAGGAGTAAATTATGGCTGATGCAGTAACATCACAAACCATTATAGATGGTGAAAGAAATTGTGTTATGAAGTTTACGAATGTCAGCGATGGCACTGGTGAATCAGCAGTAGCTAAGGTAGATGTTTCTGCCTTAGCTGCTAATGCAGCAGGAGTGGCTTGTTCTGAAGTTCGAGTAATTCGAGTAAGCCATGCTATTGTAGGTATGTCTGTTCAATTATTTTTAAACGCTTCATCCAATGTTCTGCTTATGGAACTTGCTGAAAGCAGTAATGGACATATGGATTTTAAAGATTTTGGAGGACTTCCAAATAACGCAGGGAGTGGTAAAAATGGAGATATCCTTTTTACTACAAAAGGACATTCAAGTGGTGATACTTATATGATTGCTCTTGAAATGGTTAAAGTATATGGAGATTAATTATGGCTGATTCTTATATAATTGCAGAGAATGGTGAATTTCCAGCACAATATTTTGTAATGAAAAAAGGCGATGATGGTATTTATCAAATCGTTTTTGGACCTGATCCAGATATTGAAGATGCTGAAAGAAAACTTGCAGAACTTTCTGGCTCTGTAAAAAGGGCAAGAACGAAAGATGGTCATTACAAAGCTGATGATCCAAGTACACCAGATGTAAATGAAGCATACGTTTCTGGTAAAGCACCTGCTAAAAAGAAAAAAGCACCTGCTAAAAAGAAAGCAGTTGCTAAGAAAAAGAAAGCAGTAAAGAAAAAATAATGCTTGATGAGACTCTGTTGATGGAAGAAATCCGTCAATGGAGTCTTAATGTTATCGAAGACCCAATGGAAGATTTTAACGATCTTCCTGCTTGTCCTTTTGCAAAGAACTCTTGGGATCAAAATCGTGTAAAAGTTGTAGTTGGTGAGGGTGGTTTATGGGCTGACCTTATTGATTATTTAAAAAACTTTGACGATAGTTATGATGTTGTAGTTTATTGTGCTACAGATTATGATGAAATAAGTGCCGAAGATTTAGCAGAAAGGATTGATATATTAAATAAAGAAGCTGTTAAGAAAGACTTATGGGTAATGGGTTCACATCCCGATACAGTTATAGATCATGCAGCTACACAAGTAAATTTTAATCCATTGTTTGATGATGACTACTATCAAATTTTTGTTCAAAGATTAGGTACTTTAGTTAAAGCATCGAACAGTATTTTAAAAAAGGGGTATTATAAAAACTATAATACAAAAGACTTTCATTCATTAATTACTAAGAGGAAATTGTTATGGCAGGAATGGACAAATCAAAAGTCATGAAGCGTGGTGGTATGAAAACCAAAGTCATGAAACGTGGCGGTATGAAAACTAAGGTTAAAAAAATGGGTAGAGGTAAAAAAACTTCTATGCAAGGTGGTGTTGAAATGTACCAAGATTACGTTAAACGTATGTTTGGTGGTGGAAAAACCTAAAACTATTTATTATGTCTAGGGCAAAAAAAGATTCTCGTTTAAAACGAGCAGGAGTAAGTGGTTATAATAAACCTAAAAGAACTCCTAATCATCCTAAAAAATCCCATGTTGTTGTTGCTAAGAAAGGCGACAAAGTAAAAACTATTCGTTTTGGACAACAAGGGGTAACGGGTGCTGGAAAAAATCCTAAAACTAAAAAGGAAAAAGCCAGAAAAAAATCTTACTATGCTAGACATGATGCACAAGATGCTAATCCAGATATATTTAGTGCAAGGCATTGGTCGCACAAAGTAAAATGGTAAGACTAGGAAATAACTATGGCAACTAGTGGAACAACAACATTTAATTTAGATATAGGCGATATATTAGATGAAGCCTATGATTTGTGTGGCATGGAAATGCGAACAGGTTATGACTTTAAAAGTGCTAAAAGAACACTAAATCTTGTTTTTTTAGAATGGCAAAATAAAGGATTAAACTTGTGGGCGGTAGAGCAAAATACACAAACACTTACTGCTGGTACAAGTAGTTATGCATTGCCTAGCAGTGCATTAGATGTTGTTGATGCTTTTATTAGAACAGATGCTGGTAATGTAGATAAACAATTCGATCAAAGGTTGAATAGAATATCTAGGACACAATATAATCATCAAGCTACAAAATTAAATAAATCAAAACCTACACAATTTTTTGTTGATAAAAATGTTGGTACATCCAATATTGTTTTGTGGTCAACCCCAGATAGCGCACAAACATATACTTTAGTTTATGATTATATTGCTAGAGTAGAAGATGCTGGAAATCCTTCTAGTAATAATGCTGATGTACCTACTAGATATTTGCCGTGTTTAACTTATGCATTAGCTTATAACATTGCTACTAAACATGATGAGGCTTTACAAAGAGTGCCTTTATTAAAACAAAGATACGATGAGTTATGGGCAGAGGTTAGCGAAGCAGACAGAGAAAAAGCAACAGTTAGATTTGTACCTGATTTAGTTCAAGGTAGATATTAATATGAGCTATGCAAGAGCATCAAAAGCATTAGGTGAATGTGATAGATGTGGTTTTACTTATAAACTTAATGAACTTCGTTATGAAATAGAAGATCAAGTTAGAAATGGTTTAAGAGTTTGTAAAGAGTGTTTTGATCCAGATCAACCACAACTAAGAGTAGGGGATGTTAATACAAACGATCCTCAATCTTTATTCAATCCAAGAGCAGATAAAGGTGAAGCAGAATCTACATCATACTTTTCTTTTGATCCTATTGGTGGTGGATCGAATGTATTTGGCTCTAGCACTATGGGCTTAAAAATAACAGGAAGTGTAGGAAAATTAACAGTGAGTACAGAATGAGTTGGACATTTACAACATTAAAGTCTGCGATACAAGACTATACACAAAATACTGAAACATCTTTTGTAAATAATCTTACAAACATTGTTGTTCAAGCTGAAAATAGAATTATTAAATCTACTCAGTTACCTAATTTTAGAAAGAATGTAACAGGAAGTTTAACTAGTGGTAATTCATATTTAACTGCACCAACTGATTATTTATATCCTTATTCTTTAGCAGTAATTGATACTGATAGTAATTACAATTATTTATTAAATAAAGATGTTAATTTTATAAGAGAGGCATTTCCTGCTTCTGCTACTACTGGTGTGCCAAAGTATTATGCTCAGTTTGATAATGATAGTTTTATTGTAGGACCAACACCAAATAGTAATCTTACTGTTGAGTTGCATTATTTTTATGTGCCACAATCAATAACCGCTTCATCTGATGGTACATCATGGCTTGGAACAAATGCGCCAGAGCCATTGTTATATGGAAGTTTAGTTGAGGCTTACACATACATGAAAGGTGAGCCTGATGTTCTTGCTGTTTATGAAACTAGATTTAAAGAGGGTTTATCAAGATTAACATTGCAGTCAGATGACTATAATAGGAAGGATGCATACAGGAGTGGACAAAGAAGAATTGACATATAAAAAAACACCCATAGAAAATTTGCAAGGTAAAAATATTGCAATTGTAGCTATGGGTCAAAGTCAAATAGATTTTCATCTTTCACAAACACATAGCGTTGAATTTGATGAGATTTGGGCAGTCAATGCAATGATAGGAGTTTTACCTAATATAGACAGAGCTTTTATATTAGACCCTATGAGCAGATTTTTAGATACTGAAGATGCTGGAAGCATGACAAGCATGATGAGGAAAAAATTACCTGTATGTAATTTTCCTATATACACTTGCGAATTAGATAAAAGAGTTCCCTCTGCTAAAGAGTATCCTATAGAAGAGGTAGTTCGTGATTTAGGATGCGCTTACTTTAATAATACTATTGCTTATGCAATTGCATTTGGTTTATGGTCAAAGGTTAAAAGTATGTCTATATTTGGAGTTGATTTTACTTATAACACAAATATGCATTTTGCTGAAGCAGGGAGAGCTTGTGTTGAGTTTTGGCTTTGTAAATCTTTAGATGCTGGAATTAAAATTTCAATTGCACCTAGATCAACATTATTAGACACTGATATAGATTTTAAAGATAAACTTTATGGATATCATAGATTAGATGATCCTAAAGTTACTTATCAAAATGGTTCTGGCATTAAGGTTTGTAACTTTTCAGAAGTTAAAATTGAAGAAAACAATAAACCAGTTGGGAAAATAGATAGGAATGATATAAATTTAACCCCACCAGAACCAAATAAATACTGATGCAAACAGATAAATTTGAAATATCTATAGGAAATTTAGGAGTTAAGACAACTCAAAATAGAGGTCATACTCCAGAAGAAGTTGCTGAAATGGCGACTGAAAAAATTATTTCGGTAAGTGATACAGCACCACCGCAAATTAAAGCACAAGCACACGCTTTTAAAAATTTGTGTTACAAAATCATTGCTTATTATATGCATGAGGCTATTAAAAACCATATGTGTACTGTAGGTAATCAACTAGAACAGCAAGGTCATAAGGACTTAGCTGAAATTATAAGGAGGCTATAATGGCTATAACTCAGGCAATGTGTAC